ATCCCCCAACATCCCCCCGCCTCCGCCCCCTCCGCAGGAGGCCAAGGCGCCTGACGCCATGGCAGCGCGTCGCAAGACACGGCCGGCGGGCGGCATGGGCACGATGTTGACGGGCCCCTCTGGTGTGTCTTCGGGCGCGCTCAGCACCGGCGGCACCTCCCTGCTCGGCGGCTGACCGATGCTGTACGGCGCGGGGCCCGACGCCGGCCAAAGCCCGAAGGGCACCGGCTTCGACATCAACCGCAAGCTCGCCCGGCTGTCGGCGCTCAAGACCGAGCGCTCGAGCTGGGACATGCACTGGCGCGACATCGCCCAGTACCAGTTCCCGCGCGCCGGCCGGTTCATCACGAGCGAGACCAACCAGGGCAACAAGAAGCACGGGCTGATCTACGACAACACCGCGATCTTCAGCGTCCGCACGCTGGCCGCCGGCATGATGTCGGGCGTCACCTCGCCCGCGCGCCCATGGTTCCGCCTCGGCCTGCCCGACAAGGACCTGATGGAGTTCGGGCCCGTGAAGCAGTGGCTGCACGACAGCGCAGAGCTCATGCGCGCCGTGTTTGCAAGTTCCAACACGTACAACGCCCTGCACGGCTGCTACGAGGAACTCGGCGCGTTCGGCACCTGGGCCAGCGTGGTGCTGCCCGACTTCGACAACGTCATCCACCACTACCCGCTGACCGTCGGCGAGTATTACCTGTCGACCAACCACAAGGGCAAGGTCGACACGCTGGCGCGTGAGATGAAGATGACGGTGGCGCAAATGGTCGAGCAGTTCGGCAAGGCCAACTGCAGCGCGACCGTGCGCAACCTTTGGGACAAGGGCGCCTACGACCAGTGGGTCGACGTGGTGCACATGATCCAGCCACGACGCGAGCGCGACTATCGCAAAGTCGACGGCAAGAACATGCCGTTCGAGTCGTGCTACTTCGAGCCCGGCAAGGAGTCCTGGGACCAGTACCTGAGCGAGTCCGGGTTCAAGCGCTTCCCTGGGCTGTGCCCGCGCTGGACCGTGACCGGCAACGACATCTACGGTCGCTCGCCAGGCATGGAGGCGCTGGGCGACGTGAAGCAACTGCAGTTCGAGCAGCAGCGCAAGGCCCAGGCCATCGAGTACCAGGTCAACCCGCCGCTGCAAGTGCCCACCGCCTACAAGAACTCGTCGCAGTCGCGCCTGCCGGGCGGGGTGATGTACGTCGACGCGATGAACCCGAGCGGTGGTGTGCGCACGGCGTTCGACGTCAACCTGCGCCTGGACTTCCTGCTGCAGTCGATCGGCGACACCCGCGACCGCATCCGCCAGGCCTACTACGCCGACCTGTTCCTGATGCTGGCCAGCCAGCCCACCAACGGGCGCATGACGGCCACCGAGGTCGCCGAGCGCCACGAGGAGAAGCTGCTCATGCTGGGCCCGGTGCTCGAGCGCCTGCACAACGAGCTGCTGTCCCCGCTGATCGACATCACGTTCGACCGCCTGGTGGACGCTGGGGTGCTGCCCCCGCCGCCCGAGGAGATCGCCGGCACCGAGCTCAACATCGAGTTCATCAGCGTGCTGGCCCAGGCCCAGCGTGCGGTCGCGGTCAACGGCATGGAACGCATGGTCGGCAGCGCGATGCAGATCGCCGCGGCTAGACCTGAGGTGCTGGACAAGATCAACTTCGACCAGGTCATCGACGACTTGGGCGAGGCGTTCGGCGTCAACCCGGCGCTGGTCGTGTCAGACGCTGACGTGGCCGAGATCCGCGCTCAGCGTGCCCAGGCCATGCAGGCGCAAGCCTCGGCCGCCACCGCACCTCAGGTGGTCGAGAGCGCGAAGACCGCGAGCGAGATCAATACCGACCAGCTCCGCGACGTGATGGGCATGCTGCAGGGCTACAGCTCGCCGAGCCCGGCGATGGTCGAGTGACCGTGTCCGTCTGAGCGCGGGGCGCTCCTACGATGCCCCCGTCAACCATGAGAGAACTGACAGACCTGCGAAGCCAGGAACGCGAAGCTGAAGTCGAAGAGACGGTGGCACGCGAGAAACGTCGCAGAGAGCTCGAGGATCTCAAGTGGCTGATGGCCCATCCCCAAGGTCGGCGCGTCGTGAGTCGTCTGCTGGAGGAGGCCGGTGTCAACCGCACCACGTTCAACCATAGCGGAAGCGTTATGGCGTTCAACGAGGGCAAGCGACATCTCGGCCTGTTCATCACAGCGGAAGTGCTCGAGGCCTCGCCTGAAGGGTATTTCAAACTCCTGAAAGAGTACCAGGGCAAAGATGGATGAATTGACTGCGGGGACCAGCACACCTGCCAACGACGCTGGGGAACCGAAGACGAGTGATGGAACTGCCGCAACGCCGGCGGACAACGCGAGCCCCGCTCCTGCGGGCACTCAGGCCACCGCGCCTGCCGTGCCCGAGAGCTACGAGCTCACGATGCCCGAGGGCGTGGAACTCGACAGCGTCGCGGCTGACGAGTTCAAGGCGATCGCCAAGGAGCTCAAGCTCGATCAGGTGGGTGCGCAAAAGGTTGCGGACGTCGGCGCCAAGATGGCCCAGCGTCAAGCCGAGAAGCACACCGAGCTGGTGCAGAGCTGGGTGGAGCAGGTCAAGGCCGACAAAGATCTCGGCGGCGACAAGCTCCAGGAGAACCTAGCGGTGGCCAAGAAGGCGCTGGACACCTTCGGCACCCCCGAGCTGCGGGACGTGCTGAACGCTACCGGGCTGGGCAACCACCCCGAGGTGATCCGAGCGTTCTATCGCGCCGGCAAGGCCATCAGTGAAGACCGCTTCGTGCAAGGCGCGCCTGTAAGCGCCGCGACCGACCCGGCCCGAAAACTGTTCCCCTCCATGAATTGAAAGGCAACACACCATGGCTACCCTCGCTGCAAACAACCCGACGCTGCTGGACGTTTCCAAGCGTCTGGACCCCGATGGCAAGATCGACACCATCGTCGAGCTGCTGAATCAGACCAACGAAGTTCTGACCGACATGTCCTGGGTCGAGGGCAACCTGCCCACCGGCAACAAGACCACGGTCCGCACCGGCCTGCCCACCCCGACGTGGCGCAAGCTGTACGGCGGCGTGCAGCCGGGCAAGAGCACCACCGCGCAGGTCACTGACTCGTGCGGCATGCTCGAGGCCTACGCTGAGGTCGACAAGGCCCTGGCCGACCTGAACGGCAACACCGCCGCGTTCCGCCTGAGCGAAGACGCTGCCCACATCGAGTCGATCTCCCAGGAGCACGCCTCGACGCTGTTCTACGGCAACGAAGGCACCGAGCCCGAGGCCTTCACCGGCCTGGCCCCGCGCTACAACTCGCTGTCCGCGCAGAACGCCGACAACATCATCGACGCCTTCAGCGGCTCCGGTGGTGACCTGACGTCGATCTGGCTGTGCGTGTGGGGTCCGCAGACCGGCTTCGGCATCTACCCGAAGGGCTCGCAGGCTGGCCTGCAGATGTCCGACAAGGGCCAGGTGACGATCGAGAACGTCGACGGCGCCGGCGGCCGGATGGAAGGCTACCGCACCCACTACCGCTGGGACGCTGGCCTGACGATCCGCGACTGGCGCTACTTCGTGCGCATCGCCAACATCGACATCTCCGAGCTCGGCACGATCGCCAACACCAAGAACCTGATCAACTGGATGGTGCAGGCGAGCGAGCGCATCCCCAGCTTCGGCAAGGGCCGCGCCGTGTTCTACATGAACCGCACGCTGCGCGAGAAGCTGCGCCTGGGCATCCTCGAGCGGGTGAGCTCCAACCTCACCTGGGAGACGGTCTCTGGCAAGCGCGTGATGACGTTCGACGACATCCCCGTGCGCCGCACCGACGCCCTGATCAACACCGAGACCCGCGTGGTCTGATCGCAGCACTGAATCGAAAGGAACCACACCATGATCCTCGATAAGCGTACCGAGTTCTGCGATGCAGTCTCGTGCAACACCGGCGCCGCCGGCACCTACAACCTGGGCGACATCATCGACCTGGGCGCCGTGTCCCCCTCCCGGGACCTCGGTGGCGACATGGCCCTGTACTTGGTGGTGACGGTTGACACCGGCATCACCACCGCAAGCGCTGCCGGCACCGTGGCTTTCCAGTTGGTGTCTGACGGCACCGACACGATCGCCACCAACGGCACCCAGACGGTGCACGCGACCTCGCGCGCGTTCACCACGGGCACCACGGCCATCGCTGCAGGCACCACCCTGTTTGCGATCCAGCTCCCGATCGAAGGCGCCGTGTACGAGCGCTACCTGGCCGTGCAGCAGGTCACGGGCACGACGGCCCTGAACGCCGGCAAGATCAACGCCTTCCTGACCGGAGACGTTGCCCGCTGGAAGGCCTACGACTCTCCGAGCCAGGCCTGAGTAGGTAGCCCATGAAGAAAGTCGTGGCCATCTCGATGGGGTTCTACAACGGAGCCCGTGTCCGCCCTGGCACCGAGTTCGAGGTGCCCGACAACTTCAAGGGCTCGTGGGTGGCGGAGGTCGGCTCGCCGGCCTCTGCCCCTGCGAAACCGAAACCCGCTCGCGCTGAACCGAAGACCTTGTCCGAGATGGCCAAGGTCCCGGCCAAGTCGGCGAACGACATCGTGTAACGGGACATGGCGACGGTCGATCCCGTCACCACGTTCCCGTTCGAGACCTCGCTCGACGTCGCGGTCACGACCTGGGCACCGCTGGCCGCCGATGACGACGGCGCACCAGTGCGCCTGGCCGTCTACTCCGACCGCTCAATCCAGGTGGCCGGCACGTTCGGAGGAGCCTCCGTCACCATCGGGGGCTCCAACGACGGCATCACATACCACGCACTCACCGACACGGCTGGCGACTCGCTCACGCTCACCAGCGCCGTGCTCAAGCAGATCGTCGAGCTGCCCGTGTACCTCAAGCCCCGCGTGTTCGGCGGCGACGGCACCACCAATCTGACAGTCATTCTGGCCGGCCGCCGGTCGATCTAAGGAGTCTTGTCATGGCCAACGCCATCTACCCTCTGTACAAGCAGGCCCTGCTCGACGGCTCTGCCAACACCGACATCAACGATGGCACCGTGAAGGTCGCGCTGATCGACAGCGGCACCTACACCTACAGCGCCTCGCACGAGTTCTACTCGAGCGTTACGGGCGTGGTCGGCACACCCCAGACGATCGGCAACACGACGGTCACCAACGGAGTGTTCGACGGCGACGACGTGACGTTCACCAGCGTGACGGGCAGTTCGGCCGAGGCGGTGGTGATCTACGTCGACACCGGCGTGGCCGGCACCTCCCGCCTGGTGGCCTACCTCGACACCGGGTTCACCGGCCTGCCCGTCACCCCCAACGGTGGCGACATCACGATCAACTGGAACGCTTCGGGCATCTTCGCCCTGTGAGGTACTGAAGCATGGCCGCATCACAACTTGGCTACACCCCAGGCTCGGGCGCGAACGTTGCCACTGACCTGGACGGCACTGGTGCCCACCACCAGAAGGCGCTGATCGAGCATCTGCAAGACGGCGTGCCTACGCCCGTCACCGAAGACGCGCCGCTGCCCGTGGCCGACAGCCACTCCGGCAGCCTCTTGGCGCGCATCCTGCAAATGCTCATGGCCCCGATGGGCTATGACAAGAGTTTGCAGCGGCAGCGCGGTACGGTGCTTGTTGAGTCGGGCACCGTCACCACCGTCACCACCGTCACCACCGTTGCTGCCGTCACCTCTTTGAACAACATCGACGGTTACAACGGCCGCATGCAGATCCTAGACCAAAACCGCGTAGGATGGGCGCAATGCGTTCGTAGCTGCATCACCTGAGATATACATATGGCAAACACGTTCAAGAAGGTAATTGACACGCTGGTGTGGCGGCAAGTTCCACCCATGCCCAACGCCCATGCTGCAGCGGTGTCGGTGTGTAGTGATCTGCGCAACGACGTTTCGCGCAACCCGTTCGTGTACCAGTTGGTATCAGCGGCGATCCTCAACCGTTTCAACATCGTAACCAAGGGTGCGGCGTTTGTAGTAAACCCCGGTCTTGGCGGTACGTTCGGTGCTGGAGCAGCCTCGGCGTTCATACCGTCATTTGGTCTTGTGGGTACGATTGCTGCGGGGGCAACGACAACCTCCGTAACGCTGACCACCGCACTGCCCACGGCTGTGGGTGTGAACATGCTTGCCAACCGAGGCGGCTCGGGTGAGTACGGGTACAAGCTGCGCATCATCGACAACGGCGCTGGCGGGTCAGGCAAAACGGCTGAACGGTACATCACCGGCAATACTGCAAGCACAACTCCCGTTATCACGGTGTTGTCGGCATTCGGCTTTACGCCAGTCAGCGGGTCGCGGTACGAGATCGTGGCAGGCCGAGTGGCAATGCTGTCAGCAGGCGCGCTTGCTGCAACTTCATGGCGTTCGTTTGAAGTTGCAACGAATACGCTTGCGTCAATGACGCAAACCAACCTGCCTGCAACCATCGGCACGGACTCAAGCCTTATGGTGCTGGATGAGCAGTACGTACCGTACAACAATTCTCCCGGCGACGGAATGATCAAGGGTGCGTACAACTACGACACGGGTGTTGTTTCTCGTTACGCTTTGACTGCCACAGCCACGGCAGCGGGTACCATCACCGGACAGGCCACGCTAGGCGATGCGGTTGTGCTTGCGAACGAGTACCGCAACTTTCAAATCCGGATTGTTGAGGACACGACCAACGTAACGGCGGTTGGTCAACGACGGATCATCGCCAGCCATACGGCGGGTCCAAGCCCTGTTTACACGCTGGGCACCAACTGGACGGTAACGCCCTCGGCAACGGCTAAGTTCGTGATCGAACTTCCTAACCTGTGTCTGCTGCGCAGCACAGCAAACACCACGGTGTACACCTACAACTACACCGACGCAACGATCAACAACGGCACCAACAACATCGTTGCCAACGCTTGGAGCACCGCGTACTTCGGTGCGGCTACTGTTGCAAATGCCGCTGGCGGGATGTGGGCACCGTCTTGGGGCATCCAGCCGGATCAGAACCGATACGCTCGACAGTCGTTCTGCTACTTCTTCCGAGGTGGCGCGGCAACGTTGGATGTGCTGGATATCGCAGGCAGTATCACTGGAACTTGGACTGCCGCGATAACCTATGACGGCTCGCCCGGTGCGCTGCCCACCACGGGGTCAGGCGGGTGTTACAGCCCATTTGACAACGAAGGGCGCATGTTCTACGCAAACCTGTACGTGGCTTCGCAGATCAGCCAAATGTATCGGTTCGACGTACAGAACCGAGTGCTGTCTGCATTTACCCCAACAGACTTCTTGCAGTCAGGCACCGCAGCGCTGGGCAATCGGGTGGCTGCTTACTGTGCCATTGATGGCACGGACACCTACGATACTGTGTTCTTGCAGTCGCATCTTTCAACAGTCGCACAAGAGTGTTTGGTGCTGGTCTAGTGGACAGGCGGCAGGGAGAAAACATGACCATCTCAGACTTGCTCAGGCTCGTTCAGTCGCGGCTTTCCCACCTTAACGGCCAGCGTGCTGATGCGGCGGCCACCGGGAATGCTGCCGCCATCGAGCGCCTGGATGGCGAGATCGCCGAAACCCAAGCCACCATCTCGGCGCTTCAGACACTGGGCTAACACATGCTACTCACCCTGCTCCAGTCCGGCGGGGCAGGGCCCGGCGTCACCACCGTCACCCAGACGGCGCGCTTCGACAACGCGCAAGCGTTCTATGGCGCGGTCGTCACAGGCTCGCAGGTCGTCACCCAGACGGCGGGGTTCGACAACGCCCAGACGTTCTACGGCGCAGCCGTCACGGGCTCGCAGGTTGTTGCGCAGACCACGCGCTTTGGCAACGCGCAGGCGTTCTACAGCGCGGTCGTCACGGCCCAGCGCAGCGTCTCCCAGACCAGCCGGTTCGACAACGCCCAGGCGTTCTATGGCGCGGTCGTCACATCTCTGCGCACGCTCTCGCAGGCCTCGCGCTTCAACAACGCCCAAGCCTTCTACGGGCCGGCGGTCAGCGCTACTCGGGCTGTCACCCAGGCCACGCGCTTCGACAACGCGCAGACGTTCTACGGCGGCGACGTCGAAGTTACCGTCCCGCAGATCGTGCTGCAGACGGCCCGCTTCACCAACACGTCGCAGTTCTTCACCCACCGGGTCAGCAACCTCAAGTATTTCACCGTCCCCGAGATGGAGGAAATATGCGCCTGGCTGAGCGTGCACTGCGCCAGCGGCAAGAGCGGGCAGGTGTGGCTGCGCCGCCGCTGAGTGTCCGTCTACTACCCCCTCACCCGTAGAGTTCGCCCATGGCCAGTGCAGTCGACATCGCCAACCTCGCGCTCGCGCACCTCGGCGCCGACGCCGTCGTGGTCGCGCTGTCGCCGCCCGACGGCAGCGTGGAGTCGGGCCACTGCGCCCGGTTCCTGCCGATCGCCAGGCGCGCAGCGCTGGCCGACTACGACTGGAGCTTCGCCCGCAAGCGGGTGGACCTGGCCGAGCTGGTCAACGACTCGAGCGACTGGCTCTACAAGTACCAGCTCCCGGCCGACTGCCTACGCCCGCGCCGGGTCATGGCCACCGCCACCCTCGGTTTTCCTGACAAGGCAGGGGCCGACTACGACGTCGAGGGCGACGCGCTCTACACCAACCAGTCGACCGCCGCGCTGCTGTACACGCGCGACGTGACCGACACCACCAAGTACCCGGCCGACTTCGTGACCGGCCTGGCCATGGTGATCGCCGGCTACCTTGCCGGGCCCATCATCAAGGGCACCGAGGGCATCAAGATCGGTGACGCCTGGATGCAGCGTGGCACCGCCGCCCTGCGCCAGGCGACGGTCTCCGACGCCAACGCCAGCATGGACACCACCAACGTGGTGCTGCGCTCGGGCGCGCACCCGATGGTGACCGGCGAGCCCGGCACCCGCAGCGCCGCAATCCTGGACGGCATCCTCGACAACATCGCCAACGCCGTCTGGAACAAGACGCTCCCCTAAAGAAAGGCACGCACCATGGCCACCTCCGCCTACAACAAATTCCAGGACTTCAGCGAGCAGCTCATCCGCGGCGTGCACGACTGGGACGCACACACGTTCAAGATCGCGCTCACCAACACTGCGCCGGTGGCCACGCAGACCACCTGGAACACCACCGACCACCCGGCACCGGCGGCGGCCAACGGCTACACCGCAGGCGGCACCGCGACCACCATCTCCATCAGCGAGACCACGGGAACCACGACCGTCAGCGGCACTCAGGTGGTGTTCACCGCAGCCGGCGGCAACCTGGGCCCTTTCCGCTACGCGGTGCTCTACAACGACAGCGCCACCTCCCCTGCTGACGCGGCGATTGCCTGGTTCGACTACGGCAGCTCGATCACACTGACCTCGGGTGAGACGTTCACGGTCAAGTTCAACAACACCACCCCCGGGACCATCTTCACGTTGGCCTAAGCTCTCGCCCAGGGCCGCCTGGGGTACTGATCAATGGCGGCTTACGATCTCCAAACGGTCCCGGGCGGTTATGCCGTCACGGGGCCGTACCTTTTGGAGGACCGGGACTACGGCTCGGTCGCCTCGGTTGTCTCCGGCTTCTACGACTGGGGGTTGATCACCGAGTCCGTCGACGAGACGTTCGACTACAACAACAGCCTCCTCGACGTTTTCCCGCGCGGGTTCGTTGTCGCTGGGGCGAACGCCACGACCCTGAGCGACCTGCTAGTCTCCACGACACCAGGCAGCTACAGCGTCACAGGGTCTAGCGCCACGACCTTGGCCGACCTGCTGGTCTCCACGACACCAGGCAGTTACAGCGTCACAGGGTCCAGCGCCGAGACGCTGCGCGAATACCCGCTCGACACGACACCAGGCAGCTACAGCGTCACAGGGTCCAGCGCGACGACCTTGGCCGACCTGCTGGTCTCCACGACACCAGGCAGCTACAGCGTCACGGGATCAAGCGCGGAGCTTACCGTCGGCACCAGTTCCGAGATCACGACAACCCCAGGGTCCTACACCGTCACGGGCTCCAGTGCGACGACGTTGGCCGACCTGCTGGTGCAGACGACACCAGGGTCCTACACCGTCACGGGGTCCAGCGCGACGACATTGGCCGATCTGCTGGCGCAGACAACCCCAGGGTCCTACACCGTCACGGGGTCCAGTGCTGAGACGTTGGTCGATCTGCTGGGGCAGACAACCCCAGGGTCTTACACCGTCACAGGCTCCAGCGCGACGACGTTGGCCGATCTGCTGGTGCAGACGACACCAGGGTCCTACACCGTCACAGGTTCCAGCGCGACGACGTTGGCCGATCTGCTGGTGCAGACTACGCCCGGCAGCTACAGCGTCA